TGTTTAGACATTGATGCGGAAAAAAAGAAAAATAAAATTGCTAAAAACTTAGTAGAATATAATGTAAACGTTTCACATGTCACTGTTGAAAATGGTGATATTGGTGATTTAAACCCAGATCAAGTTCTAGATGTTTATAAAAAATCAACACCATGGTCTGAAAAAAGCGCACTGTTGCAAAGGATAAAAATGTTATGAAGATTGTTCATATTGCTGATGTTCATTGGCGTGGTCTGACGCGTCATAAAGAATATAAAGATAGTTTCACAGACATGTTTAATCAATGTAAAATGATTAAGCCGGATGCAATCGTTGTAGCTGGTGACATTGTACATAATAAAACACAAGGTATTTCACCTGAGCTTATTGATTGCTTAAGATGGTGGTTTACTGAGATGAATAATATATGTGATACGTATGTAATGCTAGGTAACCATGATGGACTTGTACTTAACACTGATAGACAAGATGCCATCAGTCCTATTTTAAGAGCCTTAAATCTTCCAAATGTGCATTTGTATAGGGACTCCGGTGTTTTTCCTTGTGATAAGCTTGGAGTTAACTGGTGCGTATTCAGTCCTTTTGATGAATTGAATTACAGTAACGTTGTGCCAAAGAATAATGGCAATATAAATATTGCATTATATCACGGTGCTGTTTGGGGTTCACATACTGACACAAATTACATGTTAGATGGTGAAACAGGAATGTCACTATTTAAACCATTTGACTTTACAATGCTAGGTGATATTCATAAAACACAACAACTTGATAAAGAAGGTCGTGTATGGTATTGCGGATCTACAATTCAGCAAAATTATGGCGAATCCATGGACAAGGGTTTTCTTCTGTGGGACATTGTGGATAAAGATAATTTCACTGTTGAGTTTAAAAAAGTTAAACATAATGTTCCGTTTGTAACTGTAGATTGGGCTGGTGATATAGACAGTACTTCATTTAATTGTATGACTAACTGGCCAAAAAAATCTAGATTTAGAATAAGGGCATATGAAAATTTAGACCCTAAAACACAAAGAAAACTAAGTAACAAACTAAGAAGGGAACACAATGCAGAAGAAGTAGTATATAAAATAGATTTAAGAAACGATAAAACAGGTTTAACAGTAGACCAAACAAATAAAGTAAAATTAGAAGACTTGTCAAATCCGGATACTCATAAGAGATTGTTAAGAGAATATTCTGCTGACGAATCTCACAAAGATGAGGTTTTTTGGAACAAGGTTGATAAAATAGTTGATGAGCTAGTGCCTAATTTAAAATCTATATCTGATTTTAGATCAGCAAAGTGGTCAGTAAAAAAGATGAATTTTGATAATACATTTGGTTATGGTAAAGATAACACTATAAATTTTAGCAAATTAAATGGCATTGTAGGTTTGTTTGGCAAAAACCGGTGTGGAAAATCATCTATACCAGGAACATTAATGTATTCCTTGTTTAATTCCAACGATAGAGGTTTGACTTCTATAATGCATGTAATAAACAATAGATCTCAGGAATGTAATGCTGATGTTGTTTTTACTGTTAATGGAAAACCATATAGGTTGGAAAGACAATCGGTTAGATATAGAAATCCTCGAGGCGAAGGTGCTATGTCGTATCTAAACTTATTTGAAATAGACAATGATGAAAACATTGTTAGAGATTTATCAGGCGAACAAAGAAAGGACACCGAAAAATCTTTACGTGAATTGATAGGTTCCCCAGATGAATTTATGATGACTTCTTTTGCTGCGCAAGGTAATATGAATAATTTTATTAACAAAGGCGCAACTGATAGGAAGAAGACTTTGAGCTCATTTTTAGGTTTAGATGTTTACGATAACTTATCTTCTGTTATTAGAGAGGAATCCGCTGGCATTAAATCTTTGATGAAAAGATATGAGCAAAAAGATTGGGAAAAAGAAATTTTAGCATGTAAAGAAAATTTAAAAAATTTGGAAATTAATAAAGAAAAACTCAAGTTTGATATTGGTGAATTAACAGCGGAATATGATAAAATAAAATCAGAGGCCAAGAGTGAAAATAAAGATTTTGTTGATCCAAATTCTCTGATCAATTTGCAAAAACTTATAAAAAAAGAAAATAAGAAATTAGATAGTGTAAATGAAGAAATAAAAGATAAATCAGAACAAATATCAAAACAGCTAAAGTATATTATTGATACTAAAAAAATATTAAATAATGTTGATATTGACTTTTGTCACAAAACGCTAGATTTAATCAATAGTGTTAATGCAAGTATTTCTAAAATAAAGATAAAATATAGTAAAGAACACTCGTTATTAGATAATCAAAAAAAATCTGTTAAACTGTTAAACCAGGTACCCTGTGGTAATCAGTTTCCTACATGTAAATTTATAGCGGAAAGTCATAAGAATAAACTGCTCTTGTCAGAACAAAAAACACTGGTTAAAAGTTTAAAAGGTGATATAGATAACTTAAAAGAAAAAATATCGGAATATGACGAAACTGAATTAAAAGATAAAATTAAGAAATATGATGCACTTAAAAACAAACTATCTCAGGTAAATAATAATATTGCATTACTGAAGGAGCAAATAATTTCATTAAAATATGCAAAAAAAGAAATAGAGAAATCTATTGCAATGAAAACAAAAGATGCACAGAACATTGAGTTGTTGTTAGAGAATAGCGATAATGCTATAATATCAGCTATTAATAAAAAACTTGCAGATGTAACTACACAGAAGAAGCAAAAGAAGAATAAGTTGCATGTTGTTTTACAAAATATGGGCAGCGAGCAAAGACAAATTGAAAAACTGATCCAAGATCAAAAAGAGTTTGATGATTTGCAAGTTGAGTGGACAGTTTATGATTTTCTTTTGCGCGCAACTAGCTGGCGCGGTATACCTACCTTTATAATGGAAAAACAAATGCCTGTTATCAACCTAGAATTAAGCAGGATTTTAGAAGATGTAACTGGTTTTACTGTTGAATTAGAAGTAGATGAAAGGAACACTAATATATTTATCAATTATGGTGACAGCAGAAGACCAATAGAGTGTGGTTCTGGTATGGAAAAAATGGTTTCGTCAATGGCTCTTAGAGTTGCTTTGTCGAATGTGTCATCTCTTAATAAATCAGACATGTTTATTGTTGATGAAGGTTTTGGTGCACTTGATCCACAAAATATTGAAGCTGTTAGTGGTTTACTAAAAAGATTTAAGAAATATTATAGGTTAATATTGATTATATCTCATGTCGATGTAATAAAAGATTCAGTAGATGACATGTTGGAGATTACTAAAAATGGCAGAGACGCTAAAATATCATACGAATGAAAAAGTGTGGACTAAAAAAGATAATGTTATAATTATAAAACCTAAAGGCTGGGCAGCTGAAATCGATTGCCCAGTTTGCAATTTAGCATTACAGTCAGAGAAAGACTGTGTTTTTTTAAAAAAAGAAGGATGCTGTTATCTATGTTGTCTCCATTTTAAATTTCCTCAAAGGGAAAAATGGGAAAATGGCTGGAGACCTACAATTAATGAGGCAAGAAATAAAATAAACAATAATTAGTAGTGTTACTATGGAGAATAAGTCATGAAACTTGAACACGTACGCGCTTTAAATCAAATTCTAGATGCAACTTTTGGCACTCAGTCTATGTCTAATGCAGGTCATGCTGTCAGACATAAATTACTTACTGGTGTTAAAGGTGAAACTAAGTTAGAAATTAGATTTGAATCTATTTGTAATTGGAACCCACGTATTGGTATGGATATGCAGAAAAAAGAATTAGATGCACAATCTATTAAAGCAATCAATGAAAAAATTAAAGATTGCAAAAAAGAATTTAGAGAGATAACTGGTGTAACTTTAAAAATTACAGCTGATCCTATTCAAGATGCTATTGTCGAACATATTTCACATAATCCATCTTTAATTAGGGCCAAGTATTATCGTTGTAACACTTATGTTATAAATTTATCACAATTTGATTAAAATATGAGTACACATAAACAGAAGCAAATAGCAGAAATTATAAAATGTGGAAAGAATCCAGATTATTTTTTTAACAAATATGTTAAAATTCAACATCCGGAAAGAGGATCTATACCATTTAAAACCTATGATTTTCAAAATGATTGTGTTGATGCATTTAGGGAGCATAGGTTTAATATAGTTTTAAAAAGCCGGCAGTTAGGTTTATCTACTATAGCTGCGGGTTATGTTGCATGGTTAGCTGTTTTTCACAAAGATAAAAATATATTGATTATTGCTACTAAACTTAGTGTAGCACAAAACTTTATAAAAAAAGTCAAATTTATAATAAAGTCAATGCCTAATTGGCTTTTGCTGCCTGAGATATCTGGAAACAATAAACAAACAATAGAGTTTTCTAATGGATCAGTTATCAAAGCTGTGCCAACTTCTGATGATGCTGGTCGTTCGGAAGCTTTGTCTTTGCTAATAGTAGATGAAGCTGCGTTTGTAAGAAACTTTGATACTATATGGACTGGTTTATATCCAACGCTGTCAACTGGTGGTAGTGCAATTATACTTTCAACTCCAAACGGTGTTGGTGGTCAATATTATGATTTATGGATTGGTGCAACAAATAAAACAAATGTTTTTAATCCAATAAAATTAATGTGGGACGTGCATCCTGATCGGGATGATGAATGGTTTGAAAATGAAACCAGGAACATGACGCAGAAACAAATTGCGCAAGAGCTATTATGCGATTTTCAATCTTCTGGTGAAACTTTTATAAGGCCAGAAGATATAGAATATATGTTAAGCTGGATAAAACCGCCTATTGAAAAATGGGGTCCAGATAACAATGTTTGGGTATGGAAATATTCTTTATCGGAAAAAAAATATATCATTAGTGCGGATGTAAGTAGAGGTGATTCTAAAGATTTTTCTACTTTTCATGTAATTGACACAGAAAACAGTGAAATAGTTTGCGAATACAGGGGTTTAGCACCACCCGATCAATTTGCGCAAATTTTAGCAGAAGCCGGGAAAAGATACAATAATGCTTTAATATGCCCTGAAAACAATTCTTATGGTTATGCTTTGATTATGAAGATGGTTGAATTAGATTACAAGAATATGTATTACGCATCTGAAAAAGATAGATATGCAGCATTATATGGGTCAGTGGATATAGGAAAAATAGGTTTTCAAACTAACTCAAAAACTAGGCCGCAAATCTTAACAAAACTAGAAGAAGTACTGCGTACAAAACAAATTAAAGTATATTCAGAAAGGTTGTATGAAGAATTAAAAACTTTTGTATGGGTTGGTAAAAAAGCGCAAGCAAGAAAAGGTTGTCATGATGACTTAGTCATGGCACTAGCTATTGGTGTGTGGTTGTATGATACATCACCACAGTTATCGAAACAAGGGTTTGATGTAAATAAAGCAATGTTAGGTGCTTTTTCTGTTAACTCTGTGAAGTTTAATGATACAATATTAGACCAGGAAAATAAAAACACTACTGATGTCAAAGATTCTAATGGCAGACATGTAAGAATTGTAAAAGATCCAAGGTTATCTAATAAAGATGATGATGAATTTAACTGGTTGCTATAAAAAATAATAGTGTAGTATAATTATATGTGAGGGTTATTATGGCGGAAGAAACACTATTCAACAGATTAACGAAGCTTTTCAGATCTGGGCCTACAATTAAAAGAAAGGTTAGGACATATACTAAAGCAGATAAAAATGCTAGCTCGGCTGTTGAGTTATTTAAAAAACATCACTCTGATGTTTATAACACTACATTAAGTGCTTATGGCACATTCGATAGAATGGCTAGATATAGTGATTTTTCAGAAATGGAAAGTACGCCAGAACTAGCCTCAGCTCTTGACATATATGCAGAAGAGACTGTTTCACAAGATGCTGAAGGAAGAGTTTTGCACATATATTCTGACAATAGAATAGTGAAAGAATTATTAGAAACACTTTTTTACGATACTCTTAACATTGATTTTAACCTGGTTATGTGGGTTAGAAACTTGTGTAAGTATGGTGACTTCTTTCTTTTTAATGATGTGCATCCGGAATACGGCGTTATTAATGCATATCCTATACCTATAACTGAAATCGAGCGTGAAGAAGGTTATGATGCAGATGATCCTTCAGCTGTTAGGTTTAGATGGATAACACAAGGCAATCAGACTTTAGAAAACTGGCAGATTACACATTTTAGGCTTTTGGGAAATGATGCATTTTTACCATATGGGTCATCTGTGCTGGAATCAGCTCGTAGAATATGGCGACAGCTTATATTAATAGAAGACGCTATGTTAGTATATCGTGTAATCAGGGCGCCTGAAAGACGTGTTTTTTATATTGATGTTGGTAATGTGCCGCCAGAAGATATAGCAACATACGTAGAGCAAGCAAAAACTAGTTTAAAAAGAGACTCTGTTGTTAACAAAACAACTGGCCAAGTAGATTTAAGATATAATCCAATGGCTGTCGATGAAGATTACTTTATCCCAGTAAGAGGTGGTGATTCTGGTACTAGGATTGATAATTTGGCTGGTGGGCAAAATGCTTCTGCCATTGAAGATGTACAATACGTGCAGAAAAAACTGTTTGCTGCGCTTAAGATACCAAAAGCTTATTTAGGGTATGATGAAGACACAGGTGCTAAAGCGACATTGGCACAAGAAGATGTTAGATTTAGTAGAACAATTCAGCGTATTCAGAAAACTGTTATTGCTGAGTTAAATAAGCTAGCCATGATACACTTGTATTCGCATGGGTTTGAAGGTGAAGAGTTGTTAAACTTTTCATTAAGTTTGTCTAA